GAGCTGCGTCACCTGGCCGGGTGCTACGGGCTGTGGCGGGGCCGCAGTCGCGGCACCCGTCAGCACACCCTTCGCAACCAGCTCGGCGCGGAGGGCGTCCGCTTTGTCAGAAGCAGCCTTGGCCGCGATCAGAGCCTTGATTGAGAACGCCATGCTACGCTGCTCCGCCTGCCGTGGGGGTGGGATCGGTGATCGTGTCTTCCCAAAGGCCAAGATCAGTTGGCTTGAGCGTCACGGTCCCGGCCTGGCCGTGGTAGAACGTCGCCTTGAACCCCGTGAGCCGAGACGTGACGGTGAACGGAATTGCAACCCGCTTGGCCACGTTCAGCGGCAGCCTAGTGGTGTCCAAGATCGTCGCCGGAACCAGATCGCCCGCCTCCCCCGATATACGAAGTTCAGCAGTATCGGTGCCGACCGTGCGGGTCAGCGTGGTCGAGAACAGATATTTGCCGGGGGGGATGACAGGCTGCGTCAGGTTGATCTGCTGGTTGCCGGACGCGTTCCCGGCACCGTCGAATGCGAGGGTGTTTGCGGTGCGCGCGACGGTTCCGTTGCCGATGTAGCCGTTATACCAAGGCCCAACCGAAAGGTCCTGACCTCCCGAGATCAGGTTGATCTGGACGAACGGCTCGGTCGGATACTTCGCCGTATTGAACCGATGCCGATACGCGGCACCGTTCGCTAGAAGCCTACTGCCTTCGCTCAGCTTGCTCGGATAGGCGCCGTCAGAGTCCCAATAGTTGGAATAGACCACGTTGTGATCAATGCACCACTGGTCGTAGAGGGCGATATACGGTCCGAAGTTATCAAGCCGGATACCCCATTCCGGAATGCAGATCGGCTTGTTATGCAGCGTGGCAAAAGCAACCAGGTCGTTCAGCCCGAACTGCTGCGTCAGCATGAAATCCCAGGCCAGGTAGGGATCGCTGGGTGCGCCGAACTCGGGATAGTGATAGAAATCCATACCGATCAGGTCGCAGAAACCGTCGCCCGGATAGGTCACGCGCCAGTCGTCGCCGCCGATGTTCGGGCCATAGACGATTTTGAATTTCGGGCTGACGGCGCGAAAGGCTGTCGCAAAGTTCTGGAAAGCAGTTACGAATGCGGCTTCTTTGCCGTTGCTAGCCCAAGGCATTTGACCGTATAGGTTGTGTTCCCAGGCGGTCCTGATATAGATGACGGCCTGATTTGCTATCGGGAATACCTGACCGGTGTTTGGATCAGGTGCGAGGATTGACTGCGCCGCTTGGGTATAGAGCGCGTTGTAATCCCCGGCGGCGGCAGCTTCTAAGGTTGCTCCGTTCCAGATCAGGGGCACGGATAGGCACATCGGCCCGGCGTAGCCGTTGGCCCCTATGCAATACCGGACGGAGCCAAGGAAATCAGCCCTGTTCTGCGCCTCCGTCTTACTGGAATCGCCCTGCCCCGTGTGCACGGACGCCAAATCCGGAGCCTTGCCCAGCCAGGTCTGGTAGTCCGCAATCTCGGTCGTGTTGTTCGGGCAATAGGTGCCGATCAGGGTCGTCCGGGCCGCTACTGGCGTTGCCACAAGTGCCAGGGGGCCGGTATAGGTGATGGACACCTGTGATCCTGGAGCCGGTGCTGGTGTGGGCGCGGGGGTCGGCGCGGGAGCGGGGGTAGGTGCCGCACTAGTGCTGGAACTTGCCACAATTGCCGCTGGACTGTTAATAGTGAATACCTGGCCCGTGGCGGCGGTGATTGAAGTCGCGCCGACGGCAGCGCTAGTGAAATCAACATCAACGACCTTAGAGCCGTTGGCGATGATTTGCACTGCTTTGATAGCCATCGCAGCTGGAGTAAGAGTGTCTGTGTTAGGACCAATTTGCAACGCCGCAGTATTAAATCTTAGCTGCGAGTCTGCGGATATGGTTTGCGTGCTGCCTGCCTGAGTATAGTTCACTCCATCAGGGCTGGAATACATCATTAGTTGCATTGAATTAGCGCCAGAAAAAGCATAGGTCATCCGCACCCATGTGTCTGTCGTGGTAGAAACACCTATGCCAATGCCTGTATAAGTGTAGTTAGGGCTTGTTCCAGCGGCATTTGAAAAAAGAAACCCCAAGTTTCCATCAGCTTGAACGCCGAATATCCAGCCCGAGAAACTATCGCCCAAACAGCTCACCAAACGGCCGATATAACCGTTTACCTTGAGAGTATCGGTTGACAGCTTCACGCGAATATCCAGCGACACCAGCGCCGCCGACAGGAATGCGTCCTGGTGCGGCGTAGTTGCCGTGCCGGTGCCATTCAGTTTCATTGCGTTCGGGCCGGAATAGGTGGACACGGTGCCGCTGCTGGACGTGCCGCCCCCGTCCGCGAGCGCCTTCAGCGCAACTAGGTTGGCTGGCGTGAAGTTGAGCAGCTTGCCGATCTCGGCAGCCGTCGTGAGATGATAGGCCATTGCGGATCGCTCCGGGTTAGGGTGTGGTGCTAGCCACGACGGCGCCAGCCGTGCGAAGCGTGCCGTTGGGAAGCAGGGCGGCCTGCACGGTGCCGCCGAATGCGAAGGTCAGAGCGCCGTCAGCGCCACGTGTGGCCTGGGTCCAGCCCGGCGTCGGCTTGTCCCAGGCGTTGCCGACGTCGGACAGCACGTGGATGGCAGCGCCGGTGCCGCGCATGTCGATGCACGCTTGCGCCACGAGCAGGCTGTCGTCCCCGCCCGCGCCGACCGTGCCCCACTCGCGGATAGAACGAAGCGGGCCGGCACGACGGGAGTAGGCCATCAGTAGAGGCCGAACTTCCCGCCGCCGTAGGACAGCACGCCGAGCGCGTCGTAAGCGCTGTCCATTACCTTGGTCGGCTGCCCGTCAATGGCACCGTTGGCCGGCGGCGTCAGAGTGATCGGGTTCGTGGCCGCATCGCCCTTGCCATCCTTAATCGTGACGCGCACGCCGTCGAGCAAATTGACCACGGTGGGCTCGCCGACCGTCTTGTTGATGACCAAGAAGCCGCCTGCGTCGCTGGCCTGGACGGTAACTGGGCCGGCGGCGGTCACGGTGCGGATGGTGACGCCCGGGGGGGCAGAGGTTGCGGGCTTGTTGGTCAAATCGTTGTAGCTACCGCTAGTCGCCACCGTCGCAAGCGAGGATGTCTGCGCAGCACCGACAATGCGGCTGTCGTTGCCTGCCGCGACCGTGCCCGCCGTAGTACCGACCGTGACGTTGCCAGATGCAGGCTTGTTGAGAAGGTCAGCATAGTTGCCAGACAGCGCTACGGGAGCCAGCGCTGGTATATGGCTCAAATCGGTATAGTTGCCGGTTGTCGCTACCGATGCGAGCGTTGGAGGCGTTAGAATAGCCGGCTTGTTAATGAGGTCGGCATAGTTGCCAGTCGTTGCCACAGTAGCCAGCGACGGCAATACGCCTCCAGTTTGTACCGGAATCTGGAACAGCCCCGCTGGCGTTGCGCCGCTCCGGGGGCGGATCACGTAGGTGAAATCTGTGGATTGCCCGGCGTCTGGACGTGCGGGAGGGGCGGCGAAATCAACCATTTGTTACGCTCCGAATGTGATTGCTTGGCCGTCGAAGGTGATCGTGCTGCCTGGCACGAGGGCATTGGCAGCCGTCGTTGTCGCCGCCGTCGTAGTGATGGTGGTGGTGTCGAAGGCGATTGGCTGACCGTCGAAGGTCGGCACGGTGCCGTCGAAGGCGCTGCCCGTCGCGGGCGTCGTAGCGGTGCCGCCCCCGGCCACGATCTGCGCACCCGCCTGCGCCACAGCCCGCGTCACGGCGTCGGCGATAGCTCGGTTCAGATCGTCAACGGTCAGGCTCCCAGGCGCCGCCGGCAATGCCAGCGAGGGCGCGAACGCCTGTGCAACAGGGTCGTAAGCGGATAGCGCCATAGGGCGTGGCTCCCAGGGTCAAGGGCAAAAGGCGAGCGTAGTGCTCAGCCTGGTCAGTGCAGGAGCGCGTTGCCCCGGCTGGATGCCGCCGGACCGGTCGGCATCAGGCTGTTCTGCGACGGCGCGGTGAACTGCTGCCGTTGCCCGCTCTGCGCTGCGGACACCAAGGACAGCCGGCCAACCTGTGCGGCCAGCCCTGACATCAGCGAGGCTTGGTTCTGCGGCGTCACCTTGGCCATCAGGGAGCGCATCAGCGCCGGGTTCAGCAGCGCCTGGCTGACGAGGTGATCCACGTTGCGAATGCCGGCCTGGCGCATGGCTTGAACGGCTGCGGCGCCCGCGCCAGCACCCATACCTGCAACCGCACCCGGTATGCCTCCCACCAGCGAGCCAACCAACGTCCCGCCAGTCGTTGTGAGTGCCGCACCCAACTTGCCGCTGAAAGTGCTCAGGAACGTCTGCACCGGCTTAGCGGCGTTCTGCGCCGAGTCCGACCCTGTGCCCACCCGCGTTCCATCCGACGACAGCCGCGACTGCGCCAGGCTGTCCGCCACGCTGCGCAAATCCTTCATCTGCTTTGGTGACATGATCTGCTCCAGCGCCTGGCTGCGGTCACGGATCAGCCTTTGAAGCTGGTCGCCCTTGAAATATGTTTCCGCACTGGTGGCGCCTTCGCTGTTGCCCTTGAGGGCGGTCAGGATGTGATCGCGCACGGCGCCTTGCAGCCCGGCGCGGGCCTCCGGGTCGTTCTTGGTCAGCTCGGCCAGGTGCGCCATGTCGGCGACCGCCGTCTTACTGTTGATGACGCTGCCCATCTGACGCACCGGGTCCGCATCGCCCAAGAACTTGCCGGCCACGCTGTCCTGCTGCGCCTTGATCGCCGTGGCGCGGGTTGCCATTGCGTCATCCACCGTGCGCTGCGCCGTCTTGGCGGCCTGCTGGATGGTGCTGTCCACCGCCTTGCCGACATCGGCAGCGCGTCGGGTGGCATCGGCTGCGCTGCCAAACCTGGCGGCGGCATCGGGGATTTGCGACAGGAACGCCTGCCGCTGCTGCGCCCAGGCTGCATACTTGGCCGGATCAAGCACGCCGTCCTTCATCGCAGCCTGCCGCAGGGAGAACGCGGCGGCCTCAGATAGCGCTTCCGGTGTGCCGCCGGCGGCTAGGTATGCCTTGGCCGTTTCAGCACCAGCGGCTCCCGTGCGGACAATTAGGCTGGGAACGGCACTGTCAAGCGCACGGAAAGTGCCACCGTCCCTGCCGCCCTGCAGCGCCGGACCAACGCCCTCCGCATTCTTGAATGTGGCAACTCGATCACGGGTCGCCTGGCGTGCGGCGGCGTAGCGGGCAGCGGCGTCCGCGTCGAAATTGGGGGTTAGCGGTTCAGCGCCCGGTAAGCCCGCATTTCCCGCAGCATTTCGAGATCCCCGTCCCGCCTGATTTGCTGCTCCGTCAACGCCAGAAACCCCGGCCTGTCCGCCAGAGGCACCTGCTGGATCACCACCGCCAGCGCTTCTCCCGGTGCCAGTGGCTTGCTGCTGCTGTGCTGCACGGTATTCATCAACCTTCGCTTGGTAGCGCGACACCATAGCCTGATCAGGGTGCATCGTTCCAGCGGCAACTTGGCTGCTATCCCGGCCCGCCTGCTCCTGCATCCCGCCTTCCATCGCCTGATGCACGCCGTCCAGCAGCATGGACATGCGCCGCACCGCCTGCGGATCGCCCTGCGGCCCCCGCTCATTGCGGATCGCATCCGTCAGCCTTGACCGCAGCGCCGACAGGTCGCGGAACGACTGCACGTCCGGCAGCTCCGCCGCCGTCTTGAACACGCCAGCCTCCGCTCCAGCCAGCGGAGCCGCGTTGGGCGACATTTCGCCCAGGATGCTCGCGGCACCGTCCTTGATGGGCTTCATGTTCACGGCCAGGGTGCCGTTGGGGTCCACTGCGTCCCACAACGCCCTCTCTTGGGTGCGCGTGGCTTGGCTCGCCGCGTCCAGTGGTGCCCGCAGCATGGCGCCGACCTGGTTATCAGCGTCCGCCGGCAGGTTGCCGCCGATGGCATTCGTTGCCTGCGTCGCGCGGTCCTGTGCCACCGTCCGCAGCGCCTCGGCCTGCGTCGTGACATCGCTGGCCTGCTGCGTTGCCAATGCCTGTGTCCGCGCCACTTCGGCGTCGTGATGCGCGAGCAGGTCCGCCGCCGTTCCCTTCATGAACTGCGTGGCCGCAGCCGGATCGGTCCCTGCGGCGATGCCCTGAACCGTCTGCACCCGTGCGTCATTCTGCGAGTCCTGCCGGGCGCGGAAGTCCTGCGGGTCCGGCCCGGTGCGCGAGATGCTGCGCTCGGCCTGCCCCATCGCCGGGTCGCGCGTCAATTGGAATGAGGTCGGCCCAGATGGCTTGCCGTCCGCCGTCATTGCCATCGGCGGCGCCGCATCCAACGCAGAACGCACCGCGGGAGCATCGGACACGAGACCATTTATGCGCTCGCCGGCCATGCGCGCCTGGTTCGACGTGGCGGTCAGCGCGTCGCCGCCTTCGGTCGTCAACGGCTGCCCGGCCGCGTCCAGCAGCGCGTTCGGCTTGCCGACGACGGGCGCCACAAACTCAGACAGCTTGTTGATGGCTGGACGGGCAATGGCCCGCGCGCCAGCAACCCCCGCAGCAGCGGCGCCCGGCACAATCACGCCGCCCAGCAACCCCGCCGCCGGTTTCAGGTCATCAGGCGCAGCATCGGATGCAGCCTGGCCACCCACGCCAGACAGGGCGCCGATGCCGAGCGCTCCTGCCGCGCCAAGCAGGCCGCCTGGCCCCATGCCAGCCATTCCCGCAGCCCCAGAGACACCAGCCCTGGTGTAACGCTCTAGGTCATTGGCTGGCACGACATCCGATGGCGCTGTTGCCCCTATGGCGCGAGCACCACTGTCAACCAAGCGTTCGGCTGGCCCAGGCCCATCGTCCAGCAGGAACTGCTGCAACTTGGGGTCCATCGGTTGATAGCCGAGCGCACGTGCCCCGAGGTTGTAAGCGCCGGTGCCCAGCGTCACGATCTGCTTGCCGATGAAGCCGGATGGATTGGATGCGGCGTCTAGGACGCCAGCGCTTGTTTGAGCCAAGCCCGCGCCGATGTTCGCTGCCAGTCCGCTGCGCTGGCCGGGCAAAGCTGTAGGGGCGGCAGCAGATGCAGGCGCGGCAGGCTCAGCCGCCGACGCAAAGCCGAACTCGCCCGCCGGTGCCGGTGCTGCATACTGCGTCCAAGGCCCGCTGGCGGCAGGTGCGGCCGGCTGCGGTGCGTAGGCATCCCAAGGGCCAGCCATCTACTGCACGGCCTGCCATGATGACGGGCTGGCCGGGTTGCCGCCAAGGAACCGATGCCCCTGCTGCACGGTGCCAACCGCAGGCACCACCGGCGCAGATGCCGATCCTGCCTGCGTGGATCGCGGCTGCATGGATATGCGCCCCGTCTTGCCTTCCACGGTGTCATTCGGCGCAGCGCGAGAGACAACCTCCAGTGCGCGGCGGTATTCGTCCGCCGACAATCCCGTAGCCCAGCCCTTGACCGGCTTGCCGTTCACTTGGCCGTCTGCCGCCGACAGCCCAGCCAGCGCGCCAATGGCGCCGGCATAGACCTGCGGATTGCGCTGCCCCTGCCACTGCCGGTCGTATTCGGCCAGGGTCTGCGCGTAAGGCCCCTGGCCCGTGCGGAACGGTGCGGCGTTGGTCGAGAAGTGATCCTGTGCGCCTTTGGAGTAATCGGCATCGGCCTGCGCGCCGATGAGCTGCTTGGCCAAGATCGCTTGGTTGGTGTTCGGCAGCAGCGCATCGGACGGGTTGGCGGACTGAAACAGACGGATAGCCTGATAACCGCCGCGGGCGCCCAGGACGCCACGCTCCGCCGAGCCGGCGCCCATTAGCGCCAGCTTGCTGAACTCCTGCGCGGCCTCTGGATTGGTCATATTGGCGGCGCGGCTGGCAAACGATGCTGCAACGTCCTTCGGCAGATATTGCGCCGCAGCCTGGATGAGTTGCTGCGAAGTCGCCCCTGGAGTGATCTGCCCCACCAGATCACGCATGGTCTGCAGGTTGATTTGCGAAGACCGCGCAGCCTGGCCGGCATCCGCAATGCCACCAATCTCCTTGCTGTCCCGCTCATAATCTGCCGTCTGCACCGTGGCCGGATTGACGGGGGCCTGGTAGGTGCCACCCTGACCCGGCTGCGGCATGGTGGCGGGAGCGCCGAGCTGGAGGGATGCAGCCGTAGCGGGGGCACCGACGCCAGCCGTGCCCGGCGTAGTCAGCGTCTGCCCCGGCCCAACCGTCATTGGCTTGGCGCGGTCCATGTTCAGGTCCACCGCCGCATTCGCCGCGTGCGTCTGCTGCGCCCCGAGTTGCGTCACACCCTCGTTCATAGCGTGCAGTTGTGCTTCCGGCGCCACCTTGCCAGCAGCGGTAGCATTTGAAGCCGCGGAAATCGCGCCGTAACCGCCCGGCACCGCGACCACGTTGCCTTGGCCGTCCGTCACCGCGCCGACCTTCGGGATTTGATCCAGCGCCTGCTGGAACGCCGCAGCGGCCCGCATCCCGGCGCCCTTCGGTTCCGCCAGCGCCATCTGCCGCATCAGAGCGATGCGACGGACCTCCGACTGCGCCGAATTGGGCTGTTGCGAGGCCGGTGCAGACGCAGAAGCTTGCGCCGCTGGCAGAACGCCAGAACTTGGATCGTTCGATGCCACCTGCACACCAGCAGACGGAGCCGGGGCGCCGTTCATCATTGCGGCCACAGTGTCGCTATGCCCCGCCGCGTGCATCGCCGACATACCGTGAGCCACATAGGCTTGCGCGCCGGGCGACAAGCCGGCAATACCCTTGCCGCTGGCGATGGCTGCCTGCATGGCGCCCGGTCCAGCATTGTAGGCTCCCAGCGCGTAGTCAGGGCGCCCAAACTTCTCTTGCATCATGTGCAGGTATTCGGTGCCCACCTGCTTGCCGATATCCGGCTGCGCCGCGAGCTGCGCGTGTGTGTAGTTCGTGCCAAGCCGCGTGTTCACGTCGGCCAGCGCCTCGGGATGCACCTGCATAGGGCCGGCAGCCTGCCCGCCGTCGCCCATGATGCCGGGCCGCATGGACCCCCTGCTTTCGTTCTGATGCACAGCATCGGCCAGCGAGAACCCGCCAGACACTGGCGTGCTGCCCTGGCCAACCGTAGCCGAACCGGGGGCTGCCGACAGCGTATTAGGCGTGGCGGGGGCTGCGTTCGATGCACCAAGATCGGTTAGCCCGTTGATGCCTTGCAGCAGCATGTTGACCTGCGCCGGCTGCACCGCCGCCGTGTAGTCGTTCTGCATCTGCGCGCCGCGCAGAGCTTCTTGGCCAGACTGAACCTGCAACGCATGAAGATACGGCTGCGCCGCATCCAGTAGCGTGTTTTGGACCGGAGTTACGTCGCCAAACATGCCCGCCATCAGGCAAACCCGCCGATCTTGCCGTTGTTTCCAGTGCCCGCAAACGGATCGGTCGCGCCGATGCCCAGCAAGTCGTTGAACTTGCCGTTATTAAGTGCGGTGTTAACCGTGCCGCCCAGGCTATTCGCCACGTTCCCGTAAATGCTCGCTTGTGTGCCGGCGGCATTACCGTTCGCGTTCGCCTGCTGGTTTGTGCTGCCAGACAGCACGCCGTTATAGATGGCCGTTGCCTGGTTATCCAGGCCGGCGCCCTGCAGGCCCATGCCTGACAGCGAGTTAAGCCGCCCGAAATACTGACCGAAATCCTGATTGGCGAGGTTGCTGCCCAGCGTCTCTTCCGCTTTCAGCGTGGCCCCTGAACGCAGCATCCCGCGCGATGCAGCTCCGGCATCCACGCCCTTGAGGCCCTGCTGCACCTGGTAGGCATAGCCCGGCGATGCCTGGAAGGTGGCCATGGCAGCGGCCCCGGCGTCCGGTCCGCCCAACCCCAAAAGCGCGTTCTGCTGCGTGAGTGCGCCCTGGCCCGTCGAGATGTAGGGCTGCACGTTGGCGCGGTCGTTCGTGTAGTTCTGCCCGGCAATCTGCCGCGCCTGCCGCTGCAGTGCGGCATTCTCAGAATTGGCGCCGTCCACAGCGCCCGATTGCAGCGCGCCGCCGATCAGGCTGGCCGCACCGGAGAAGACTGCACCCCACGGCATCAGGCGACGTCCAACGTGTGTATTTCGTGGATTGGCAGGCTGCCGTTCTCATCCAGCCGATGCACGCACAGCACGGTTGCCCGCTCAAGCGCCAGAAACAAGTGCTTGGCGCGCGCCTTAATGACGATGCCGGCCGGCGCCATGAAATCGCCCATCAGTTTGCCATCCTGCCACACACGCACCGAACCCGTTGCGATTACGGACAAATGTTCCATGTCGTGGCTGTGCTGGGGTATATAGGTCCCGGCCTGAAACACGGCGGTCTTGACGAACAGCCCTTCGCAAAGGGTGATGTCCGTCGCAATCGGCTGATCCGCCAGCTTGGTGAGCTGCATCACGAGGCCCTTACAAAAGTCTGCTGCGCCGGGATGCCAGCGCTGTTGCCATCCAACGATGGGATGCTCGGCAACCGCGCGCTCGTGGCTGGCGGCGTCTGGCCGGGCGCCAGCAGCGGAACCAAGTCGGGATAATCCGCCCGCTGGATCTGACGACCGTCGCACAGCAACCAGCTCTTGCCGAGGTCCGTGCGCGCGGTTTGCCGATAGTCCCCGACCTGCCAATCCGCCGCGTGCGCCTGCTTGGCCAGCGCTGACATGAACTTGGTCCATGCCTGCGATGCCTGCCCGCCGCCGTCCGCCAGGGTGGCATTCTGCGGCGGGACTAGGCTTTTCACCCGGCAACACCGGTCAACTGCGCATCCACGCCGTAGATCACGGCCCGGTTGCGCAGCGTCAGACGCAGGCTACGCTGCCGGAAGCTGCCGAGCCGATCCGTGAATACCCGGCGGCGATGCTCAAATCCGGTGCCTGACGACATGACCCGCTGCGGCCCATAGGTGAACCCGCCATCATCGGACCAGTCCAGCGTCACGTCGCCCGTGCTGCCCGTCTCCATCTCCACCTCAAGCCGGTGCAAGAAGCCGCGGCCGGCATCGGCCCACAGTGGCGGGAGTATCACCATGCGCTCCACGAGCTCCCCGGCATCCGTGCCGAGCGACGGGTCCGGCGACCAAACTTGGCCGGTTCGATAGTCGCCAAACAGCACAATGTCCGAGCGCAGCACCGCGCATTGTGGACGCCATCGCCCATTGCCGTTCACGTCACTGCTACGGTCGTGCCAGAGCTTGGTCGCCACGTCGTAGACCACCGTCCGGCCGGCAAACGTCAGCGCGTAGAAGATGTGCCCGTCCTGCGAGTAGGTCAGCGCCGCGACGACCGATGGCGCACTCTCGGACCGGATCAGCGCCTCAATGGAATGCGTGCTGACGCGCCGGCCCTGATAGCCGTCTGACCGATACACGATGCAATCCGTACCCACCCACCACACGCTGCCGTCCGCTTGGGCAACGCCGCGGGGAGAGGCTGATCCGTAAGGGACGACGCCGCCCGGCTGCGGTGCGAAAGGAAACCCGGGGCCGGGGTCAATCACGACAGCCCAGACCTGCACGCCGGCCTCGCCCAGCATCCACAGGTCGCCTCGATGCGCCATCACGCGGCGGACCACGTTCGGCAGGGCATCGCTGTATGCGAAATCGAAGGCGTCGTAGGTCGTGGGGTCCAGCAACTGACTGCTGAAAAACCTGGTGTCGTTGTCTGCGCCCGTGAACACGAAGTAGCCGGCCAGGTAGGCCACGCTCGCGGCCCCTGGGAAGTTGCCGCCGATCTGGTGCAGCACAAGGTCGGAATGCCCAGCCACATAGGCTCGTGGCGGCATGCACACCACGATGGCGGTCGGCCCTACAGCGATGGTGATCAGGTGCAGGCTGTCCGTGATGCCGACCGAGCCAAGGTTGATCGGAACGCCCGTGGGTTCCGACCGATACAGCGTGCCGCCAGACACGACGTAGAGCCTGCCCGGCAGGTCATCGTTCATTGCCCAGATCGGCCCGGTGCCGTAGGTCGCGGCCAAGGCAAGCCCGGGCGTGGACAGCAGCGCCACGTCGCTGCGCGCGTCCGACGGCTCCTGCTCAGCAAAAAAATTAAGCAACCTTTTGGTTGTCAGCGGCGGCGAAAGATGCTGGTAGCTGTCCGTCGCCAGCGGCAGACGGCGCAGCGTGCGCGGAGAGGGTGCTTGGGCCATCTAGTTGCCCTGGACGCCGGTCTGCCACCAGCGCACCCCCCAGCGAGTGGTAAGCGTGGAAGGCATTATTGCGACCCTCCGCCAACAATGTTACCGATGCCAGCGTTGGAGACATTGGTCGTCACGTTTCGGTAAGCATTGGCCTGCACGGTGACGCCGCTTGTCCCAGGCTCCAGAGCGACACCATAAGTCAGGTTGACAAAGGTATTACCCGTGATGATGCCGGCGTTAAGGGCGTCGTTCGCAACCAAGTGAACACCCGTCGCATCATTGGAAAACTGTTCGCCCGCGCCGAATAGGATGCCCACAAAGTGATTGCCGGTAATGCTCACGCTATGGTTGCCGCCGCTGAACACACCTTGCTGAGTGCTCGGCAGGAATATGATGTTGTCGTGAACGCCGAGCCGCATAACGCCAGCCCGCAAGAATATCTGATAGCGCGCCGTGTTTAACTGGCTGTTCGAGATCGTCAGCTCGTCGGTATTGACCGAATCCAACTCCTGATAAATGCCAAACTGGCCAAGGGTAAAATTGAGTTTGTCGAGCTGATACCCCTGCGACCAAGTTCCGATCTTGATGCCATAACCCAGGTTCCAGAACCCAGACCGGGTGACGTTGAACACGGCAGCCAGGCATCCGCTCGGGTAGGCAGCGCCAGGCGCAGTTCCTTCCAGCAACATGCCGATCCCGGTTTCGTTCGGGTTGGTAAACACTGCCGGGTCAGCGTCGGTGATGTTCATGCCGTCCACGTCGATGAAGCTGACGTTGGTCGCATGGACGCCCATCCGCCAAAACTGTGTCGGGCCGCTCATCTGGAAACGGCCGGTGCCCATCATGGACACGTCGCGAATTTCGGAATGGTAGGGCGTGCCGGGGCAGGCGCTAGACCCCGCATTGGAAAAGTCGTTCGTCGCCGTGATGGCGTCTGCCGTGCCGGCCTGCGCGGTCAGCAGCGTCATCCGCTCGACGGCAAAGCTGTGATGATCGGAATGCTCGGCAAACAGGATGCCACCGGTTGTGCCCGTCCAAAACAGCGACGTGCCAGCCGAGCCGATGCCGCGGATGATGGCGCGGTGCGTGCCCGTGGTCGGAAACGGCCATGAAAGCTGAGCGTCGAACTTGTAGATGCCCGCGCCGAACTGCACACAGCCTTGGCGCGGCGCCGCAATCGCTGCCACGGTGGCAAATGCCGTGTCGCTCGCAGTCGCGCCGGTCGGATCGGCACCAAACATGTCGATGTTGAGACATGGCTTGTTCGCTGCGTCCCGCAAAGCCATGGCTGTGGCGCTACCAGTCGGCGTCACATGCTGGCTGGACACGTCGCCATTGATGCCCTGCTTGGCCGCTAGGCCCCCATCAACGTAACCCTTAGGTGTAGCCTGGGCCGGATCGGTCGGCGTCGCCACCTTGGGCGATGGCAGATTTTGGGCTTGCGCCAGCAATGGCAGCAACAGCGCCAGCGTTGCGAGCGTGGGGACCGTCACGATACGCATACGAATCCACCGTTATTCCATGGCAGGCCGGGCGTGGTTGGCTGGGCTTTGGGCAAAACTGAGAGATCAGTTGCAACAAGCAACGCTGCAAATTGCGGCACTTGCACAAACTGCGCAAAGATCGCGCTCAGCTCGGCCGCCGTCAGCTTGTGGGCGTTAGGCGACGGAAGGTCGATGAGGGGAATAATGCTCATGCAGGATTTCCCAAACAGGACGGCGCGGCGACGGGTGGAACAGCGGCATCGGCGTCGGTTGCGGCCTTGCTGATGGCAGCACGGATACCGTCCACAATGTGCGCGACCTCGCGGTAAGGCCGTTCAACCAAATAGGCACCAATTTGCTGCATGAGGGCGCCTGGCAAGGTCACGTCGTCCATGCCCTAAACGGTCCTGATTTTTAGAAAGCCATCCGGCGTCACGTATACGCGGCTGACTGGCAATCCAGCGGCTACTGCGGCAGCTTGATCCGCCAGTGCCGGCAGACCAAACACGTCCAGGCCGGCATTGGCTGATAACCGGCCAAAGGTCGTGATCCCCACGCATTCAATATGGTCATCATAAAGCGTAAAGGCGACGTTTCGACTCGGACCTTGCAGAACGACGCCGGCATTCGCGAAGATGAGTGCTCCGCCCCCGCTCGGCAAAGTGACATCGGACCGAATTTCGGAAATCAAATGCCCGCTGACCGGTTCGCGCCAGCCTACCGTGTAGCCGGATGGCATATCCACTGCAATTTGCGTGGCCAAGCTGTCAGCGCCGAAGATGATGCCTTCAAGGAATTGGCACGCTTTGCTTGCGTTAACCGTCATGACGGAACTGACGTTCGTCCCATAGCCCAGATCGGGCCGCCCGGCGCTGGCCCAGTAGGCGGTGGTGAAGCCGGGCATGATGGGGTTATAAGAGGTCGTTTGCACCACGTTGCCAGCGTTGGCAACGTTGACCTCAATGCCTTGAGTGTAGCCAGTGATCCCGGCATCGCGGCGGGCTTCGATATAACCGCCGTAGGCCGTTTGTACTTGTGCTATGTTGTTGTTGATCGAGAAGCTGCCAAAGGCAAAAGCTCCCTGGCTCCCGCTTTGAGTATTATCGCTTGTCCGAGTGGCAAACACCGCTGCGGCATGACCAACTTGGGACTGAAATGTTGCGGTATTACCCGGCCCGCCCAGCCCAGGAACGCTGGCAAGCCAGTTGCCCCCCACGATGGCGTTGGGTACGCCGGTTCGCACATCTTGATCGCCTAGGAGTTTCATGAACTCGGTCGCCGTCAGCTTATGCGCGCCTGGCGTTGGTAAATCCACGATGGCAATAGAAGTCATGCTACGTCACCCTAACCGGAACTGGCCAAGCAGGCCCTGACCAAGGATGGTCGTGGGGAGTATGGCGACATTGTCGAACAGCCCGATGCCAGGCCCGCCGATGGCAGGGTCTGGCACTCCAATGCCGAATTGCGGGTCCAGGCCCAGGTTATCAAGCAATCCGATACCAAGGCCACCCAGCGCCGGGTCAAGCGCGCCGATGCCATCCAGCAGCAGGCCCGCCGGCAGCCGCGGCAGCACGATGCCACCGCGCACATCCAACAGCCCACGGGCGATAATGGCACCGCCACCTGCACCGTCCAGCGACAGCAGCATCTCGTATCGGCCAGACCAGCAGCCTGTGACCTCGCGCGGCATCGTCACCTGCGCCGTGCCCAGCAGCGGGTCGATCGGCGTTGCGGCGGCCTGCCACAGGATGCGGTGCGGCTCAGTCAGCCAGCCCAAGCCATAGTCGCAGTGGGCGCCGTAGCCGTAGCCAGCGCCGTAGCTGCTCGGCCATGCGCCGCCGTGCATCACAGTGGCGGTCAGGACGCATTGCGTCAGGTCCAGCGCGTTGCCGGCGGTGTCGAAAATCGTGAGCGCCAGGGTGATGTCATCGCCGCGCGAAATGGCGAGGTTGCGGACCGGCATCCGCAACGGTGACGCGCGGGTGATCTCAATTGCGAAGGGGATCAGGGTGCCGGCGTAGGTCATTAGAAATACGGCACCACGACCGGCCGGCGCAGCGACGGCACTGAGATGCCACGGGTCAGCATCATGTCGCCCATCTGCCACAAGTTCGGATCGGCCTTGACCTCGAACTCAGGAGCCAGCAGCGCCGCGGCCATTGAGACGTATGGCTCCTCTGCCCAAACTGGAAGATCGCCTCCGTAGAGGGTCCAGCGCACACGCCCGCGGGCCTCAAGATCGGCGTGCACCGCCTTAACCTTCTGTTCAGCCAAGGCCTGCCCGAGCGGCCCGCCCATCACCGTGCGGCGGATCCGGCTTTCCATTGCGGCATACATCTGCAGGTCGAACGGCTTACCAAACTCCGGCCCCATCTGCTGCACGGCAAGGTCGGTCACCGCATCAGCCAAATACGCCGGGATGTGGTCGGCGTCCCAATCGGCCAGACCCAGCGCGGACAATTCTGACGCAATGGCGCGGACCCGATCCGCAGCCCGCAGCGCCACGCCTGCGATCACCGCAGCCTTGCGGATGCTGGACTCGGCAGCTTCGTAATCGGCGCGGCTGACTTGCCGGTCCGGCGCATCCTGCCGCACGCCCAGCGCCGGGGCCAAGGTGGCAGAGGCCATCGTCACATAGTGCGCGGCATGAGCCACAGGCACGGCGGCCAGCGGCCAGGACACGATGCCCTGCGTCACTAGCGCGTCGTGCGCCGCGGCGACCTCCTGCTCAGCCAGTGCCTGCCCGCGGTAGCCGGACAGCACGAAGCGCCGTGCGGCTGCCATCGTCGCATCCTGCGCCGCGGGATCGGGCGCTTTGCCGAACACCGGAGCCAGCAGCGCTGCCGTCATGGAAGCGTAGGCATCGGCCAGGGCCAGCGGTATCGCGTTCAGCAGCCACGTCGCCAGCCCGGCCGACACCAGCATGTCGTGCACGGTGGCAACGCGGTTCTCGGCACGGGCCTGCGCGACGGGGCCGGTCAGCGCCTGCCGCCGGATCATCTCCAGCGCCTCGGCGTAGGCCTCAGCGTTGCCCGGCAGGCCGAAATACGGGCCGAGCAGGTGCGCGGTCATGGCGATGTAGTGCGGCGCCACGCTCAGCGGCACGGCAGACAATGGCCACGCCACGTAGTCAAGCGACACCAGCGCATCGTGCACGGCGACCACCTGTGACGTGGCGAGCGCCTGATCCTCATTTGAGGGCATCTCGTCGGCAGCGGTCACCGTCAGCTTGGCCAGCGCCTGCTTGGCCAGCGCCGCAAAATCGGTTGCCGCGCCAGACGCCAGGCCAGCCACATCCTGCGGATTGACGCCCAGCAGCAGCAGCGCACGCCGGGCCGGGTCAAACGCCGGCACTAGCGAGGTGACGACCTGCGGGCCGGCAGGATTACCACCGAGCGCACGGGCAGTGCGCGTTCCCATCTCGGCCAGCGTCACCGTGCCGTTGCTCGCCGGCCAGTCGGCAGCCGCCACCGGAACCCCGAGCTGCCGCGCAACCCGGCCCGCCACGTCCTGCGACGTGAGGACCGGGCCGGCAGCCGCGACCGCAGACGCCGGGATCAGCGCCAAGCCGATCTTGCGGAGCGCGCGGGCGCCGAGTTGTGTGACGGTGGCGGCCACGTTGGATTAGGACTTGGCGGCGGGGGCCGGAGCGGCTGCCGGGGCGGTGGCAGGCTTGGCGTTGGCCGGGCCACCCTCGCCATCCGGCGTCGGCGTGTGCGTCGTGCCATGCGCGCCAGCCGCGTCGAACACCGTGACGCCTTCGGCAGGCTTGACACCAGTGGACGGGCCGGACGGATCGTCCGTCTTTTCGGCCAACACGTCGTCGCGCTGGCGCTTGCCGGTGACGCTGGTGCCATCGGGGCTTTGCCCGTCCGCCTCCTCGCCGCTGGCCTCCAGCTTGCGCTTGGCCTCAATATTGCCGGCGATGCTGTCAGCTACCGCGCCGCGCGACGCAGCGCTGGCCTCACGCTTCAGCACGACCTGCGCGCCGTGTTCGGCATGTTCGCCCTTCAACTCAGTCATGTGCGTTTCCCTTTCAGGGTGAGCGTGCCCACGGACAGGACAGGCTCCGGTTCAATTTCGGCTGGCTGATAGCGGCTCTGGAACGGACCATCCGCCAGCACCTCAAGCAGCCCATCCACACCCCGCACGATCCAAGACAGTTCCGGCAGGGGTTGCAGTCCGTGCATCGTCTGCACGAAAGCGCCCAGCCGGCCTTGGAACGACACCGCCGCCGCAATTTCCAGCGGCAGCGCAGCAAGATTGCTGCGCCACTGATGGGCCTCGACGGCGACGGAGCGAGGCATAAAATCAGGCATGGACTCTCCAAACAGGGCCAGGCATCACCGGCCCCGCCGGATTACTGGTCGTTCGGCGCCGCGGTGAAGATCGTATAGACGCCGTGGTCCACGAGGTTCGTGTTCTGCTGCGCCGGATCTGCGTTCCGCGAGAACCGCAGCTTGTCCAGGCCGCGGATTTCCTCGCAGCCGATGCCGTGCTCGAACTTGTAGTCGTAGGTGTCCTCAGTGAACTCGAAACGCTGCGCCAGGGCATAGCCCACGGCCTGCGCACCACAGAGGACGTTCTGCTCGACTGGAACCGGCGTCGCGGCACCGTTCGGAAACGCCGTGAACTCGTATTCCTGCTTGACGATGATGCCGTTGGTGATGAGGTCGCCGCCCGTAAACAGCGGATTGTCCTTGCCGCGTTCCATGCCGAGCTGCAGGTCCTGGCGCATCTCGGGATCGTCGTAGAGGTCGCGGAACGCTGCCGGGCCGAGGAACGCGACATACCACTCCTGGCCACCGCTTTTCTGGCGGACGGGGCGGATGCGCGGCTTGGCCTGCTGGGCGCGGCGTTTGGCCAGGCTCAGCACGCGGCGGGTCATGCGACCGCCGAAGTCGGCGCGGGTACCGCCAGCGCCAGGCGTGACGGTGCCGGTCAGGTTGGCAAGGCTCGCGGCCATCGTCGGGGCCGTGTTGCTCATCTTCTCGCCGTACTGCACGCGATCCGCGTTATCCAGCGCCCACTGGTCCCGCTGTGCGGGTGTGGCGACGCCATAGGTCAGGCCGTTGATGCTGTGAAAAGCGTTGATGATGTCGACGCGGAACAGCTCAAGCGACCAGTTCTTGAGGCTCGGCTTGGCCGCACTCATCTTGTCGATGAGTTGCTTCTTGGCGGTCCACTTGTCGATGGCCACCGCGTGCCGGATGAAGTCCACGATGATGGACATATACCGGTCGCCAAGGAGCTCCTCATTGCCGCGGAGAACCTGGTGCCCGCGCACACCAGCGCCGGCAAGACGGTTGATGAATGCGAACTGCACCCGGTCGCCGTTGCGGCGCAGCAGGTCTTCCTTGACCTGGATGATCGCGCCCTCATCGCTGCCGATGTAGGGGGTATACATATTCTCACGCACGAACTCGCGGTAGAAGTCGCGAGCAAAGATCAGCGGTACGTTTACTGCATTCTCTGGTGAGAGATTCATCGGATCGGCCACGGCCAATCACTCCTTACCCAAATAGTGACTCGATCGGGTCAGGTCCGGTGTATGCGGCGCCCGCTCTGGCGCCGGCACTTGCGACCTTGCCCAGCGAAGGGGGCAGGTTCGGGGGTGCGCTTTGACGTTGGGGAACGGCCTGTGCTTCAGCAGCGATTTGTGCGCGGATTTCGGCTTCCAGCCTTTGCCGCGTCTCGGCTTCCGCCTTGGCGCGCAGTTCTGGGTTGGCTTGGTCTGCTACAGCCTTGACAACATCGTAACGCTTTACGAGCGCATCCCATGGGTCATCCTCATTCAGGATTTCACCATGGGTTGCTGTGCCTTTGATATTCGCATTGAACCAATCTCTGGCTTCATTGACGCGCTCATTCCCGTAAGAACGCCGTGCGCCAGCCTCAGACAGTTTCAGTATGCGGGTTTCAACGGCAGCTTGTTGCGCTATTGCATAGCCTTGCGGGTCCTCCGCAGGGTTCGGCACATAGGCTGGCTGTTGCTGTTGCTGCGGTGCGCGGAGCCGGGCCAATTCTGCTTCAAGAGCTTGCAGCCTTGCGGTAGCAGCCTTTTCGCGTTCCTCGGCACGAGCGCGCTCAACCTTCTCGGTCGAGGCTTGTTCCCGGTAGTCGTTGCGCTCCTTCCGGAGCCTGCCGAAAGCAGGGTCACGCCCATCGTTGTCTGCGGGGTCCGGCGGCGATCCCGTGTCCTGGCCCGCGGGCTGGGCAGCGTCAGGCTGCTTTGCCGTTGGCGCGTCGGGGGCTTTCGCTCCCGGCTCAGGCGCCGATGGCTCGGGCGCGGCCTGCGGCTCGGGCTGCACCGGAGCTTGCGGCTCGGGGGCGGCGGCGGGCGCAGTTGCGCTAGAGCCTCCGTAGAGGTCTTTCAACGAGTCTGACATGATCTGCTTAGTCCTGTCTGGTTAACGGCCCGACACGGCCAGCACAGCGTTGACGCACGCTGGGAGCGACACCCGGTAAGCCCCGGGGAGGGCATGGCGCGGCATCGCTGGGATGCGGCGCAATCTCGGTTGTGGTAGCGTCAGGCGAACCTTGGGAAGCTCAAGCCGTGACACGGGAACAGATGGAAGAAGGGAAACGCGAAATGCTTAGAAAGAATGGACCGCCGTTATTTCATTCCCCGGCAACAACGGGGCATGAGAACTTTGCCGCTATGACTAAATACGGCTCTGCCCCCAAGGCGGACGCGAGTCCAAAGCTTCCTCGGCCACAATCTCTACCAGCTTTGGGTCATTTTCCCAAGACGGGGCGATAAGCCGCATCTCAAACCAAGTCTGCAAATCGGCAAACGCCTTCGGCAATGCTAGAAGCATCTGCTCCGGCGTCATGCTTTCGCCCGGCAACGCAACAGCATGGCGGATCACCTCGCCGCCAACTGTCACCTTGACCATAACCACTAATGCATCTGGGATGGTATCAAGCATATCAAAATCGCTCACTGTGTCATTCCTTGCTGCTGTGGCGCTACCGGCGGCGGTTGCATAATCGGATTCATTTCTGGCTGCACCGGTCCCACGCCGGGCACCACAGGAACGTGCTGCGCCTCAGCGTGATCCATCGCCATGCCATGCACCTTCACGGTGCTATCCACCTGCCGGCTCTGCGCCTGTGCCATCTTGTCGGCGGCGTCGGCCTGCGCCTTGGCAAGCTGCGCGTGCATCATCTGCGCCTGCATGGCCTGCTGCGCCTGTTGCCCAGCCGCCTGCTGCTGCTGGTGCTCCTTGATCTGCTCGACCAACTTGTCCTTGTCCTTGAGGCTGCTGGCCTGGATCAGCACCTCGACCGGGATCGCGCCCGGGTTGGCCTGCGCGAACTGCATCAGCGCCTGGAACTGCTCGGCCGCCATCGTGGGCGTATCCTGGCCCTCCTCAAGCGTGATCTGCATATCCAGGCCGCCGAGGTCGTTCTCGTATTTGACCACGATGCCCAAGCGCGGATCGCCAGGCCGGATGCCATACCGCTGCGCCTGCATGGCTTTCTGATCAGGTGGCAAACGGGCAAGGGCTTCCCCGAAAGTGATGGGCGTGTTGATGCCGACGAACTTGCTGCTGCCATTGTCATCGGTCACATGCAGCCAACGCTTACCATCCCAGAACTGGCGAATGCACATGTAGCCGCGCTCATACATGCGCCGCGACCATAGCCGTAAGCCGTCGAAGTCCGGCTCCTGTTCAACAGCGCCGCCAGCCTGCTGCAAGCTGATGGCCCGGCCAGACAACTCCCGCGGGTCCTTGCCCATCATGCTGGAGTTGGGGCCGTGGCCTTGAAGCCGCGCGATGGTATGCTGCAGCAGCTCGAACTGCCCGGTGGACATATCGGTGTCGCGGTTCACCTCGAACTTAAAGCCCCGGTTGACCGCAACGGCGCCGTCAGGGCGCGCAATCTGGTCGCGGGCGTCATCGACGTCGTCAACCGCGCCTTCCTCGTAGATGATGCTGCGCGTTTGCAGGATGTGCATCAGCTTGGACCGGCGGGCGTTGATCTCGCTCTGCAGCGGGATCAGGTCGCGGATCAGGCCATAGCGGTTGTTCTGGCCGTCCACATGGGCCGAACGCAGGATCAGCGGGCAGGCCGTCTGGCCGCGCCGATCCACGTAGGGCGACACTACCGGGCCATGCAGGAAACCGCCGCGGGTGTAGATACCGGTCCACCAATCACCGCCGTGCTGCCAATGGCATGTCACGATGCGGACTCGAGTACGGGAGCTGTCCACCCAAGCCGTGCTTGGCCGGTCGCCGTAGGTGTTGGCGGACCAGTCGTGCTCGTTGCCGAGGGTCTGGTCCAAGATCGCGCGGGCCTTGGGGAACAGCGACAGGAACTGCTCCTTGTCGCCCCAGATCACGGTGCCAAGGTGGCGTGCGTCGTGGAAGTCAGGGTCGGCGCTGTATTGGTCCCACCATAGCCGGCTGAACGGGATGTGGTGCATCCGCACGTCCATCGTGCCGTCGGCCGTGGCCTCGACCACGACTTCCGCGCCGCCCACGCCCTCAATGGCGATGTTGGCGAACACGTCGGAACGCAGCCGGTTGAACACGTTATCGTCGGTGACGTAGCGCAGCGCCTGCGTGGCGGCGTCGGCAAGGCCCTCATCGGTCGGTGTGCGCGGGTATGCCTTGGGGTCAGAGCGCAAGCGGCGCTCGGCGCCCATCATGTAATCCACTTTGCTGCGGATCATGTTGTCAACGATGGGCGGCTGACCGCGCTCGGCCAGTTCTGCGATCTGCGCTGCGGACCACTGCTGGCCGTCATACCAAGCCCTGTCCCGCTCGGACAGCTTGCGGGCTGGTGCGGTCGCCATCTCGGCCGCCTCAAACCGGCGCACCAAGTCATCTAGCAGCAGGTCTAGGTCGCCGTCCCAATCCTTGTCAGGAGCCTGCGGACGCTCGGCAGGGCGGGCCGCGGGGATGTGCGGATACATGCTGCCGTAAGCCGACATGCCCGGCGCCCCGGTGCGGGCGATTGCGCCGCCATCGGGGGACGATGCGCTGTCGGGAAGGCTTTGCATCGGTGTTGAAGCCTCCCTGGCGCGGGTTTACTGTGTTGGCATGGCACGAAGGAACAACTGCGCCGTCGCCCGCGGTATCAGCACCAGCAAGATGACGGCAGTGACCTGGGCGACGTTCGACGCCCTGCCGCGCGAGGTGCGCCGGGCGCTGTGGGAAAGCCCGGTGCCGATCAATCCGGACAGCGTGGCGCAGGCGCTGTCATGGGCCGGTGTGCACGAGGTGCTGGCGCGGATAGAGCGCAACGTTTACCAGGAGGTAAGCTTATTCGCTGACCAGCACCGGCTGCGGCATGGTTACGAGCTGCCGCACGTTGCGGCTGATGTTGGGATGCAGCCGTATCAAGCCGTCAGATCAACAAGCCGATCTTCCTGGCGAAATCAATAGGGTCAGCGGCGTGCTTGCGATTATTGCACGGCTGGCAGGTTAACTGAAGATTGCGGCGGTCGTTAGAGCCGCCCTTAGATATCGGCACGATATGATCAGTGTGGTATATTTTAGGTAATCTCTTGCGACAATACGCACACTTCTTTTTCTGCATGACGAAGATGTCTTTTATATCTTCACCACTATGCGTGCCGCCTGCAAGCTCTTTGCTACGTCTATTGTTGGCATATGATCTATATGCATCACGTCTTGCGATACGCCTGGCTTTGTTCTGCTCTCTAACCTTGTCGGCGTTCTTCCTGTTCCACTCGCGCTTGTATTCACGCCAGCGCTCTGGGTTTGCCTGCTGCCAAGCGTCTAGCTTAGCACGATAGGCATCAGGATTGCTTCTGGCCTGCTTCGTAGTTACCAGAAGGTGACACGCCATGCAGTTACCTTGAATAGACCGCAATGACGCATGGCCACGCTTGCAAGCTTTCCCAGTAAAATAATGCGTTGCCCCAACCGCTCTCGCATCGGCACGCGTGACGACAGGCCCTACATGTGGCACATACTGCTTAGCCATTCTGGCAACTCATCCTTGCTCGCGTGGTCAGAGGCTCGGAGGTGCTGAAACACCGCCGGGCCTCGTTTATGTAGCATAATCAATATGCTACGTCAAATAGTCATCCAATCTTTCGTGCGTTTGCGCGGGGTGCGGCGGTAATCCTGCGGCTCGGCTGGCGTGATGGGCTTAGGCTTACCCGGCGGCATCATCACGTCGAGGAGCTGGCCGACGAGTCCTAGGGCATCGACCTGATCGTCAAACTTGCCGGCGGGAAACGATAGCAACTCCGCCTCAAAGTCAGCACGCCAAGGCGCGTCAGCGGGGATGTAAAGGCCCCCAAGAGCCGCCCTGCCCCTAATGCTTTGAGCGCGGATCGCCTTGTCGCCCTTGGTCGGAAACTGCGTGCGGGCGACGTAAGCACGGCGCTCCCGCTGCCGACGATCCAGCCAAGGGCCGATTGCACCCCGAATCTGGCCCCCTTCTTCGGAAGCTCCCATCGGCTTCCATCGGATCACCAGATCACAAAACGCCTCAATCCATACATCTGAAGTCGCCTGTTGTCGCCACACGTCAACGACGTATAAGCGATCATCTGCGTCCAGACCGACTACGACGTGCGCGGTGTTATCACCGCCATTTCCGGTGACGGCATAATCCGAACCCATGAAGGTTCGCAGGCTGGATAACGGCGGCAAGGTCGGAATTGGCCTGAACCATTCAGACTTGAAGTAGGAACCACTATCAGGAATAGGGTTCTGCTGAAAGAGAGCGTTCCACGTCCGGGCGTCAGAGGTAGCCTTCTTAACCTCTAGGTCCGCTGCATAACCGTAGTTGTCATCCGCCCAAAGTGGCTCGCCGATGGCCCGGCCAAGTGGATCGTCTAGGCTGTCCGCCAGAGCCGGTAGGCGCACTACGCGCCACCTTCCGGCCTGGCGCTCCATCAGTCGTCCGTAAACGTCGTCTTGGTGCCAGTGTGTGCCGATGACGATCACGGGCGCCCCTGGCTTCAGGCGTGTGCTTAGGTCGTTCATCCACCAGTCCCAGGCTCGATCCCGGTAGGTCTCGCTGTCAGCATCCGCTCGGCTTTTCACCAAATCATCCGCAAGAACCATGTCGGCGCGGAAGCCAGTTATGGCGCCCCCTACGCCAGCAGCTCGATACTGCCCACCTCGCGTCGTTGACCACAGCTCCACGGCTTCAGTGGCCACCCCTATGCCAAGAGTGTTGGAATGCTCCATGACAAGGCTGCGGACCCGGCGCGAGAACCCCTCGGCCAGCATGGACGTATGCGAGGCCGCAATGATGGCTTGGCCCTCACGTTGCGCCAGCCACCATGCAGGGAACAAGACGCTTGCGTAGGATGACTTGCCGGCGCCTGGCGGAAGCAGCAGCAGCAGCCTATCCGTCTCGCCGTCCGCCACCGCCTGCAATTCGCGGATGACGAGCCGATGGTGCGCGGCCGGCCTTTGCCCCAAGGGAGCAAGGACCATCTCGCACCAGGCGCCGAAGCTGCGGCGGATCGTGCGACGGCGAAGAAGCTCACGGGCAGCATCTGCCGGGGTCAATGCGTCGTCTCGTTGCCCTTGCCCAGCGCGATTGCGGTCAGGGTGCCATCGTCCAACACGCTCACGTCGTCTGGCGTCAGGTTGATGTTGCGGGCGATAGGTGTGCCCTCGTGCCGGTTGAGCCACGCAACCGCCGCCGTGACCTGCGTTTCTTGGCGCTCGGCATTGCGGGCCAGGTCAAACAGGTGATCCTTGAGGGCCTGTGCAGCCTCGGCTCCACGGCGGGAACTGGCAGCAGCTTGGTTGCCTGGCGCAAACGGTGCGGGCATCAGCTTATTGGCACGCAAGCCCTTCGGCTCGCCAGGGGATCGAGCTGCACCACCCCAGCTTTCGCCCTTGCCCGAGCCGTTGCCGTGCCGTGTGCCTGACGTGGGCGGGCGCTTGAGCTTGTCAGCCATCATGCACCCCCACCGCCTTCACGGCCCCGCGCGCAACCTCGACGGCGACCTCGCTGCCCAACACCTGCATCAGCAGCCGCGTCCGCGTCTCGCTGGACCACAGGCACACACCCTCATGATCGGCGAACGGCCCGTTGGTGACGCACAGCCGCTCGCCCGCGGTGAACGCCGGCAACTCGGCGGATAGGATGGAACGGGCATCGGACTCGGCCATGAACTTCTCAATCTGGCCGCGCCGTACCGGAATGGGCCGCAGCGTTTCGGTCAGGAACAGGCGCCGCACGCCGCGGGTTGAGACGATGGGCCGCCACTGGTCGGTCAGCGGACAGAACCGCACGAACAGGTAGCCGCGGAACAGCGGCATCTCGACCTTGTGCGTCTGGCTCGGCAACACGCGGTCAGGGCGGCGCTCGGTGACCATCGGCAGGAACGCGGCGTATCCCTGGCGAACCAAGTTCTCGTGCGCCCAGCGCTCGGCTTGGCTATGGGTTTGAATGCAATGCCAGCGCGGATCGGGTGTCGCACGATGGCTACCGCAGTCCAGAGCGGCCAAGCTGTGGCCACCCTCGACTGAGGCTTTCCCTTCTAGAACATCCGATTGCGGCTTGTCAACTATCTTCTCCTCGACACGTGTCACTATGCTCATGACACCACTCCGCTAGATTCAGACAGCAAGCGCACTTGATCAAAACGAGCCTGTTCAGGATTTATTGCTGGATCAACGTGACAGCGCCTTCCAACCACGCTGAAGGCGAACATGACAGCAGCAATAGCATCTGACAAACTACAATCAACGCATTCCGATGCACCTATGCCGCAACCAAGTTGACGGAGAGCCTCTGTCTCCACGTCCTTCGCAGCCTTTGGTACGACAGGCTGTATGAAAATGAGATGCCCTTTAAGATCCCTTGCTCGTATCAAAGGATTTGTGGACATACCAATTTTTGTCAGACCATTGTGCAACGTAACAACATACACCCACGCCTTGTCGCGTGGTGGCAAGTGGCCCTGTGTTTGTATTAGCACGAACATGCGTGGATCACGGCGCCCATGTTTATCTAGGGCGTAATCATTCCAATATGTCGATTGTGCCCTCTTCTTTTTATTCAGAAGACCATTGATCCATTCCTGATCTTGCTCCGTGACCGCGCAAGGCTTTTCTGTGACGGCGTTCATGAACTGCTCCTGGCATCCTATAGTGCCGCATCGGCAAGTTGTGCCGTCGCCGCATGACCTTGCGGTGAACGAACGAGGTATCGCTTTTCGGTACACAATCCATCAGGGACGCCGACGAGGAACGCCTTGATGAATTGTTGCCAAGCACGTCCCTGACACTGGGGCCGCCAGCCTGCATCCAGTGGTCAAGGGTGCGGTTGAGGCTGGTTCGGAACTCTATACGGATACCCACAAGGGTTATCGCGGGCTGTCCCCCGAGTACGTGCATCAGGCTGTTGACCACTCTATCAAGCTACAGTCCGCCCATGATTTTTAACGTGGAAGTGCGGCCCAAGAACCAAGAGTCCCGCGGCTCACTAAAATACCAACGCGAGTCACGTTTCTGCCCATTGACCACGCCCAATGTTCCAGCTAGTAATAAGGTAGCGGCTCAGGCCCAACCTGACCTTGAGTGGTGAGACACTCAAGGCAGGCCGGCCAAAGGCTCACGATCTGACTTACATCCCGGTGGATCGGGGTGAAGCTTGGGCAGAAGACTGCGCCATTCTAACCGTGTCGGACGGGTGAATAGGTAGCAGGCGCCTATGATTTCGTCAACGTCAAACTGAAACTTTCGCGCATCAATCGCGATGTTGGCCAAAGCGTTGTATTCTGGACGACCCTTGCGTTGAAGCGCGTGGATCATTTTGCCGACGCGGCTCATTTGCAGCGTCATGCTTGTATCTCAACCGCGACCGCGCAAGAGATTTTTGCGATGATGCTCATGTGTTCCTCCAGTCGTTGGGAGTTTGCATCATCTTTGCCTGAGCGGATCGGCTTGTCGCCGATTGCGCTGCCCGCTCCCGCGCATCGGCTTTAGCCTGCAGCTTGTCCAGATACGGCATGTGCTCCAGCGCCGCGTCGGCCATGCGCCAGAACTGCGACAAGCCAGGCGACCCTTGCTCGGCGCGAAGCCTGGTCAGTGCGACCTTCCAAGTAACGCCCACGCCGGCACTGTCCATGCTGGCTACAAGTAGTGCGGCAGCCATGCTCTCGCGCTTGGTAACGGGTGGTTCTGATTGAGGCTGCTGATCCAATGCAGTTACCAAAGCAGCAATCGCAAGCCCAATGCCGGGGATCAGAACCGGCACCTCCGCCACCCGGAGCAACGCATCCCGTGCCAGTTCCATAGCCTGTCGTTCGTTCATGCCCGTTCCCCCGTCATCTGCACCGCCCCAACCCGCTCAACCCAGACCTCCCAGTGGCCGTTCGTGTGCTGCATCCACCACAGGCCGCACGCGGGCGGCGTCCTGGACGGGGCTGGGCGGGTTCTGAGCACTGTCCGGTCCTCCCCTACATCCCCAGACCCAAGACCACCCTCAGCGGCTTCCTGGCGCGGTTTGCGGGCCACGTTGGCGGTGGGGGTCATAGCGCACCCAGGATTTCGATGACCGCGGACAGCACGACCACCGAGCCGAGCATCGCCCAGGCCGAACTGAGCGTCCAACTGCGCGGGCGTAAAGCGGCGATGAACAGCCAGGCCGATACTGCGGCTAGTGTGAACAGCGGGAAGAGCAGCCCTAGTGTGCCGTGGTGAAACATCAGGGTGATGGTCACTCGTCGTCTCCGTTGCACAGCCCGGCCAGATGGTTCGCATACGCCTGTGCGGTCTTGAGATCGGCATGCTCCCATTCCAGCGATGTCCGGCCGGCGCGGATGATCACGCGCGGCGGGATTTTCTTGTCGCCGAACTCAAGACCTGCGTGAGCCACGACCGACGTGACGCTGCCAGGGTTGATCCAGGTGCCGTCGCCGAGTTGGATCAGGTGGCTCATGGGTTCGTCTCCACCCAGGCGTGCCCTGCGGGGGCAACCTGCCAGCCAGACCCAGTCTGCCATTCCAAGAACCCGTTCTCGGCCAACCAGGAGCGGTCATTGTTGGCACTGGTAGTGGTCTCGCCGCGGCGCTTGATGTTGTAGACCATCCGCAGTTGCAGTGACTGCGCCGTCGTCAGCAGCACGGTGCTCACAGGTTCGCCTCCAGCCAATCCAGTCCCGCCTGCGTGACGTGCCAGTCGTTCCTGCCGCGGTTCTCCAGCAGCCCTAGTCCAGCGAGCGCGACGCGTGCCGATGGCCGCTGGTATTCCAGGAACTGCTCACTTGGTGCGGCATAGATCTTCCGCAGCATCTCGGCCTGGGGTGTCGTCAGGCGTGCGTTGGTCATAGCCCGAGCGCCTTCCGGGTGTCCGCCAGCAGTTCGGGCACTTTTAACGGGTCCAGTGCCATCCAGCGCAGCAGCAGCAGCTTGCGCTCCTCGGCTTCGCGCATGAAAGCCAGCGTGTTCCGAAGTTGGCCTTCGTGGGCAATGCGTGCGTTGTCCCGTTCGCTCAGGGCCGCATCCCGCTCAGCCGAAACCTGTTGCTCCAACTCAGCCACGGCCTTGTGCAGCCGAACGTTCAGCACTGGCATACGCGCGCTCATGCCAGCGCCTCCCGTGCAGCGATGACAGCGCGCGCCTCGTCATCGCTGGTCTTTTCAGACCTGCCACCAACGGTAGGAGCCACGCCTGGCCACGCTTCAAGAATTGCCCACACCTTCGTCGGCAGGTCCGGGTCCGTCTGCTGCCACCCATCCGGCAGGTCAAACAGCGTCCAGTCGCCACACCGCGCGATCTTGGACGCGACCGGCATCACCATGGAAACCGTGCCCTGCATTTTGCAGATCATGGAACCTGAGCCGATGTGCGTCAGACTCCAGCGCGTGTTCTGCTTCGGCGTGGCCCAGCCGTCATGCGCCAGGCCGAGGCCGCGCATGACGTAACCGGATCGCACGTCAGGACCGTGGGCCATGGCGACCCAAAACGTGCCTGGGGTCCAGATGTCCCCGCTCATGCCGCCCGAGCCTCGCGCACGGCGCTGTCGAAGGAGGCCACGCTCATGCCCACCCCCCCCGATCCGTGACCACAACGCCCGGCCGTTCCAGCGCCTTGCCCCGAATGCGCGCCAGCTCCTCGCCCTTGGCCGTCACATCCCGCATCGGCATGGGGGCTTGGACAACCTCGTATCGCGGCTGACCAGCCACCGGCTCTGGCCGCAGCAGCCGCGCGACGTAGGCGACCGCAGCCTCAGACGGGTAGCCCGTGATGACGGCCGGACCGTCGCCGCTGATGGCCGACCAAGCCTTCGCAGACTTCTCTCGGACCAGGCTGGACACGTTGGCGAGCGACGCTTCCGCGGCAGCTTGGCTCACGTCCTGCGCGAAGATTTCCGCCCGGCGCTTGTGCCAGAACGCGATCCACGAGCGGTCCATCGCATCCAGGCCCTGCACGACGGGGCCGGCGATCTGCGGTGCTGATGCAGGCCGGTGAGCGTCCCACCATGCGTGCAGCGCCTTCCGCACGTCGTCGTAGGCCGGGAAGAACCGCTGACCCTGCACTGCGGCGTGTAGCGAGTCCGAGGTGAACGCTGCCGATGGAAAACCGTCCTTGGCGAGCATCCCGGCCATCAGCGCGATTCGGTCGGCGTTGACGGGTTCAGAGCCGGCAACAGTGAGGTTCGCCAGGCCCTCCAGCCAGCGGATGATGCGCGGGTCGGCGTTAGTTGAGGCGGACATGGGAAGCCTCCCCGTCAAGGGTTACAGGGCTGTCAAGGTCGTCCATCACGTCAAAGCGGCTCTGGATGCCGAGCTTGCGGCGGCGCTCCTCGGAGTGCGTTTCCCGGCGCTGCGGCAGTTGTGTCGGACGTGCCTGCATCGGCTCGTCCTTCCACCGTCCAGCCCGTAGCCATGACGCCGGAAGCGGGATGTAAGTTGGATCGGTGTTGAACCGGAAACGGGCAAGTCCAGCCATGATTTCAGCTACGCCGACCCCATGCGAGATGACGGAACGCCAAGCTTTCAGGCCGTCGTCGGACGCCTCGTGGCGCGGATAGGCGGCGTAAAACGCGGCGAACTCAGGATCAGCTTTCGCGGCTCGGGATCGGACGAGTGAGCGAAGCGAACGGTCTTCTTTCTTTTCTTCTGGTGAAGGTGAAGGTGGCACGCCCGCGTAAGGGCATGGCGTTTGCACATCCAAACGTGATGCATTTGCAGATGCATATGCATCATCATTTGCATGTCCATCTGCATCGACTGAACCGCCGTTTTCACCCCCTCCTGTATCTCCTTTTGCAGCCTGCTTGCGCCGCTGTTCCTTCCAACGAAGGTCAGCAGCGGCCCGCTTCTTGGCGCTGTTCTCGTCGGCATCAAAACGCTCGGCATCCAAGCGCTTCTGGCGCAGCTTGCCATCAGCGGCGGTGAAGAACCCGCGCACGATGAGTCCGGTGTCCGCCGTCCAAGTCTTTCGATCCACCCGCGCGATGCCAGCCAACGCCCGATCATCATCCGGCAGTGGACCATTGCGCCAGTAGTGCATGAGCAGCAGCAGGTATGCCCCATGCTCCCGCGCCTCAAGGTGCATGGTATCGGCCAGATAGTCCCCGATGTAGAGGGGCATCCAGGTTGCAGTTTTGCTCATTGCAGCCACTCCTGCACGAGCCTTCGGCCCTTGCGGCGATTACAGTCGCGGCAAGCCGCAACGAGATTGCTAGGATCGGTGATGCCGCCGTTCGCCACCGCAAGAACGTGGTCGCACTCAATGGGGCCACTGGTGTCAGCGCAGTACCGGCACGCGTATCCATCCCGGCGCAACACCAGTGCGCGCATGGCGCGCCAGGCTGCGAACGTCACACCCGTTCCGCGTTCGGCCCATGTCTTTGCGGTGCGCTGACGCCGCCAAAACTCTAGGTGACGCGCGATGGAGCGTGCGCTGGGAAACGGTAGCCCGTGCCGCCCAAGATGCCGGCAGCAGAAAACCCCGTGTTCCACCTGCATGAACAGGCCCGCCTGTAGCGGCGCCGCGATCTCGCCCCAGGTCGTAAACAGGCCGGGAATGGTGAAAAACCCAGGCCCGTCTGACATAGACCAAGCCCGAATGACGGTCAGTCTGTCATTGTCCGTCAGCGAGTTGAATCTCTCGTCCTGCCATAAGGCGGGATGAATGCTGCGGACGCGGCTCACTGTCCGCGGCCCTTCATCGCCGCAGCGATCATCGCGCGGCAGTCGGCATCCACTTGGTTCAAGAAGGCCGCGATCTCATCGCGGGGCACACCATCAGCCAGAGCCTGGCGGCACAGCTCAAGTAGCTGCGCACGGCTTGCTTGGACGGCTAGATGAGCCACGGTTTTTGGGAACAAGTTGCGCGGAGACGCGCCTCGCGGTATGCGAGTGTCGTTGTCAGCCATCACCTCGATCCTTCCGAGTGGGTGGTCAGGCCGGGAACAACACTCGACGCCAATCGAGTGCCCGGCCGCCCTGCATGAGGCAGGGCAACCAAAGTTATACCTTGAATCACCGCAGCACGGCAACAGGTCCGGGAGCCTAGCGCTCATTCAGCCACATCCCGCAGCAGCCGCGCCCGGTCCGGCGTCACCCCATGCCGCGCGACGATGACCAGCCGGCGCTTGCCATACCAGTCCTCCTCGACGATCTTGATGAGGAGCTGCTGGCCGGTGCGGTCCTCGATGTGGCCCTGGAAATACGGACCCTGCTTGGACAGCTCGGCCTGGCCGACGTAATCGGCTTTCCGACGGTCATCGCTGGTTATGGTCATGCGGCGACCGCCCGCACAGGCACCTTCTCGACGCAGCACAGCAGCCCCGCCGCATCGGCTGCGTGCTCACTGTCCGGCCACCACCCGCGAGCCTGCACAGCCGCCATCACTGCAGCATCCATACGCCGGTCGCGCGCCGCCTTGGACGGCTCGACGGCCTTGCTAATGGTGCCGAACCCCAACAGCCACTTGCGGACCTCACCAGGTGAGCGATCCGTGCGGTTGATGCTGCGCGCCCAGGCTGCGGCGTGCGCCACGCCCTCCATCGCCGTCTTGAGTCTGCCGCTGGCATTGTTCCCGCCATACCCGCGCTCGACGGCGAGATAGATCAGCGGCTCCTCATCCAGCATCGCGTCAATCCAGTCCGAGAATAGGGCGAGGGCCTGGCCGTGGTCTGCGATGCCGCGCACGCTGAACATGCCGCTCCGCCCGTGGGGGCGTGCCCAGCCAACGCTGGTGCCGATGTCGAGGGCTAGGACGGTCACGCCGGCCTACATCCCAAGCGCGCGGCGATACACGTCCAGCAGGCTCTCCTGCTCAGCCACATCCGCCGGCTCCTGCTTGCGGATGCTGATGACGGCGCGGATCACCTTACAGTCAAAGCCAGCACTCTTCGCCTCGGCAAAGATGTACTTGATGTCGGAACCAAACGCCTTGCGCCCCTCCTCCAGCCGCTCGACCCGCTCAATCAAGGACCTCAGCCGGACCGCCGCGATGCCCTGCGTGGCAGCGTCCCGCGCATCGTTCTCCGGGTGCGTGCCGAGTACATCGGCCTCAATATCAAGCTGGGTCATGGACGCCTCCAGTTGTTGAGTTTGCGGGATCACGCCTCAAGCGCCAAGCGGAACGACTTAGGCTTGCACCACAACGATCGCATGGAACATTGATTGAGTTACTGGCGGTCAAACCCTGCGCCTCCAGAAAAGAATGCCAACCACCGGCAAGAAAAGAACTGCTAGGCTTGATGGTTCGGGCACCGGCTGCGGGGCGACGTCCAGTTGCTCGGTATTTCCGAGGAGGTGCCCCGATCCGGCGCTGGGCGCACTCGGCTGCACATGCGTTCCAACATCGCGGGCGGCTCTCCCAGGGGCAGCCGATACTCCCGCTATACCCAGCGCCGGCACCTCTCTGTCTGAGGGAGAGGGTCCGAACCCGCCCGCGCCGAACCCCGATCCGAACGGCGCATATCCGGCATCGCCGAACCCAAATCCCGGCCCGCCCAGCGCATACGCCCCGCCGCCGAACGCATCGGGCTGGCCGATCAGGGGCAGCACCGGCGCCAAGGCACGCGCGGGCAGCGTCGCTACGGCAGGCCCGGCCAAGAGCGGCAACGCCAGCGCCCCGGCACGCGAGCACGGCCAGACGATGGAACGCGCGATCTCCGCCGGGCCGACATGCCGGTAAAACTGCCAGACGCGGACGCAATCGATGGTGGTATACCGCCAGGCCATCAAACCGGCACCCCAGCCGCCATCCAATACCCCTGCCCCCGCGCCGACCGGATCAGCGGCTGCCCGTAGCGATCCGCCGGCAGCTTCTTGCGCAGGTTGAACACGAGCTGGTCCACGCTGCGATCCAGGCCGAGCTTGTCCCGGTTCAGCGTCCGGTGCAGCGCCGTCAGGCTCAGCACATCTCGCTGAACAGGCTTGCCGTTTGCCAGCGCGAGCGTCTCAAGCAGCAGGTATTCGGCATATGTGAGAGGCAGCGTCTCGTGTCCCACCGTGGCCCGGCGCCGGACGGTGTCCACGAGCACGGCGTCAATCAGCAGGCGTGCGGGGCGCTCCGGCTGCAACGGGAGGGTGAGAGCCGTCATGCGGCAGTCCGCCGCTCGGCCAGCATCGCCAGCACGGCGCGCCCGATGGCTTCTGCAACCTGCGGCACCACCGCATTGCCCAGCGCGGTCAGGCGCTCTTTGCGGTGCGGCTGGCGCGGCGCGGTGCGGGGGATGCCGCGCTCCCAAGTGGCGGAACGGTCCAGCCCGGCGGGAACCCCATCAGCAGTTCCACCCAATCCGCCGAGAGTGCCCCAGGCATTGTCCCGGACAACGGGCGACTGTTGCCTTGACGGCCCGTGCTGCACGATTTCCAATCGCAGGCCGTGGGAGTGGGATGTATCGCCACTTTCGTTGCCAACCCATCGCCGCTGTTGGCCGACGCTCCATGCCGGTTGTAGTTGCCGCATACCGTGGGCGTCGGCCAGAGCGTCCGCGCCGAGACCGCCTTGATGAGCGTTCCGCCCTCCCGCGACTTCCGCGCCGTCACCCTTCCGCCCTTGGAAGCCAAACTGGCTGTCGGCGTCGGCCACGGCCGCAATCCAGACCCGTGCGCGCTTGTGCGGGGCGCCGACATGGACAGCTCCCACCACTCCCGCCCACCAAGCGTAGCTGTGCGCTTCCAGGTCACCGCACACCCGGTCAGCGCCGCGAGTTCGCAGGTTAGGGCTGTTCTCAATGAGGACCAGCCGGGGTCGCACTTCCCCGATGATGCGGGCGTATTCGGACCAAAGCCCTGAGCGGGGATCGTCCAGCCCGGCACCTTTACCTGCTGCGCTGATACCTTGGCAGGGAAAGCCGCCGCAGATGGCATCCACGGCAATTCCATCTGCTGCCAGGCGGGCGCCGGTAAGGGTCCGCACGTCGTCATAGCAGGGCACTCCGGGCCAATGCTTCGCCAGGATGGCGCGGGGGAAGGTTGCGTTTTCGCAGAAGGCGACGGTGCGGAAGCCTTGGGTTCTCTCCAACCCGAGGTCAAAGCCGCCAATCCCGCTGAACAGGGACAGGAGGCGCATCATGCCCGCGCCTTTCTGCGCTCGACGCCATCCCAGGCAGCTACTGCTGCGACCGGGCATCCAGCACAATGAGCCGGTGAAGCGGCGGCGGCGGGTCCAGACGGTCCCCCACCCTGGCGAACCATATCGCCCGGCGCCGGAACCACTGCGCAAGCCGCCACTGTATTCGCATCAGTGCTCCATTCACCAAGCAGGCGGACCAGTTCCGCCCGCAGTTCAGCCGACTGCCGGGCCATGCTCAGCAGGGTGTCGGCATCGGGTCGAAACCGGCGCTGCACCCAGCCCTGGGCCGTGCGGACCGGACCAGCCGCCGCCTGCGCCGCGCGCTTGGCTGTGTGTTGCGGCCAAGCCGCACGAAACAGGTCAGCCGCCGTCAGAACGTGCATTCACGTCCCCGATCATGTTGATGGTGGACCGATAGAGGCGCTTTGTTCCTGGCGTTCACCACGGCGCCCACTCGGACAGGACCATGACGACCATCACCAGCACCGCATCAGCCTGCATGAGTGGCCACCAACTTGGCCCGCAGCCGCTCGCTCAACTGCGGACGC